GACGCTGTTGGCCGCATCCCCAACTCGCTGAATGTCGGTCGTCGCCTGCTGCGTCTTGGCGTTCACGGCCACCTCGACATCCCCCGGGAGCTTGAAGATGGTGTTCCCTAGGGCGTCGACTTCACCGGTGGCGGTACCAGCCTCCTGCGCGAGCTTGTACAGGTATTCGGCCTGGGCTTGCGCCGCACGTGCACCCTGATCGAGTCCGTTCTGAATCGACGGGAGCACCGCGTCGAGCTCCTGCAGTCGCCCATGCGTGAGGCCGGAAGCAGCCCCATTCGCGGCGTACGCTTCCGTGAGGCGGTCGAGCTTGTCGCCACCGTCCACGAGAGCGTCGATCACGTCGACTTGATCCCAGCCGGAGGCGACGGTGAGGTCGAGAACCTGCTTGTACTTCTCCTGGTCGCTGGTCCAACTCTCAACCGCGGAGATCTTGTCGGCCGCGTCGAACGCCGCGCCGATCCCGTAGGCGAAGTCGAACGCCGACTGGAGCGCATCCTCCGACACCTCCTTGATCTTGTTGAACTGGTCGACCGCGACACCGAGGCCGGCCGCGACCGCGATTCCCGCGGCGGCGCCAGCTGGGCCGAATCCTGCGAAGGCGTTCGCGGCCACCTCTTGGGCGAGGTCGGCGATCGACTCGAAGGAGCCGTCGAAGCTGGCTGCGGTCTCTCGGGCGGATTGCTGCGCTTCTTCCTTGAAGTCTTTGACGCCCTCCTCGGCCCGTTCCATGCCTCGGCGTGCTTTGTCGCCGGCATCGTCGGCCTTGTCGCCGAGCTCCTTCGTCTCGCGCTGCGCCTTCTTCAGCGCGTCCTCGAGCTTGTCGACGCCCTTCTCGGCCTCGCCGGTGGCGCGCTCACCCTGGCGACCGGTGTCTTTGAAGTCGTCGCCGAGCTTGTCGACCGCGCGTCGGGCTTCATCGGCCGAGACACCCATCTGTTTGAGGGCATCGCGGATCTCGTCATCGCTCTTGCCTGCCTTGCGTGCGGCGTCAGCGAGCTTGTCGGCGAAGCTGGCGACCTGATCGCCGGCCTTGCCGCTCGCCGTACCTGCGCCCCCGACAGCCTCGTCGAGGCGGTCCATCGCGTCGGCAGCGTCTTCGGTCGGCTTGATGACGCCGGACTTGATCCGGTCTTCGAACTGGCGGGTGTCGGCTCCGATGCCGATCTCGTGGACCTTGGCCATCACTTCTTCCCGTCGAAAGCGTCGAGGAGTGCTCGATAGGCGGACTGGATCGCCACCGAGGCGATACGGGGGGTGGCTTCGCGTGCAGCGGGGTAGACGACGTTTCCGCCGCGCCGTGGAGCGCCGAACACGTTCCCGAGACGGCGCTTGTACGGCTTGCCCTTTCGCGAGCGTTGCGTGATCTGCTTGTCCGGGTTCGCGCCGAACTCGGCTCCGAACGCGACGACAGAGGCGGGGGTTCCGCTCGAGAGCTTGCCGACGCCGCCAGAGCGGAGGTAGATGTTCCGAGTCGCGACGCCGACCCGGGCCGTGTTCACGAGCGCCCGCTGTTGCAGGCGGGTCGCGGCACGGTCCCGGGTCTCCTCGGTCCAGATGGGTTCAGCGTTCGCTCGCGTGTGCGCGGTGACGTGCTTACGGGCCTCCGCGGGGACTGCCCGCAGAGCAATGAGCAGATCCCGCAGAGGCGAATCGATCAGAAGACTGATCCGCCCCGAGTGCACGTCAGCCTCCGGCCGGAGGGATGATCGTCGGCTGACCGACGACACCGAGAGCCTGAGACACGCTGTGTCGGCCGGTGTTGCCACCGAAGGGCACGTCCTCCCAACGGATGTTCCCGGAACGACCCTCTCCGCCGTCCTGCGGCGTGTAGGTGAAGGCGATGACCGTGCCGGCCATCTCGGGGGACTTCCGCGACAGGGAGCCGTCTGTGATGTGGTCCTGGTGGAACTCGATGTTGGCGACCCAGGTCGGCTTGCCCGTGATGACCTGCACGTCGCCGGAGATGTCCGGGACAGTCTCTCGCGGGGTCGTGGGGACGAGGCCGAAGGCGGTGACACCGAACTGGGTATCGCCATCGAGGATGATGGTGCCTGCCTGCCCGATGTAGGCCTTGTTCGTGATGTTCGGCATGACTACTGCTCCTTGGATTCGGTGAGAACGATGGTGTGGATGCGCCAGACCCATTGACCCGTGTCGAGTCGCTGCTTCTCGGCGGTGGACCAGTACATGTCGGACTGGGTGTCGATGACCTGGACGAGGGTGAGGGCGAGCTGGTCTACATCGTCCTCACCCTTCTCTTCGGCCGTCATCGGCGAACCGAGGACCAGATCGACGGCTGCTCCGACCTGCCCTGGGCCGAGTGCCTGCCCGTCCGGTGCGGAGTCGAAACGGGTGAACTCGAAGGTCATGAGCGGCGAACGGTACTCGGTGGGCGGTTGCTTGAGGTTCTCCTCGATCGCCCACGTCGTCGGCAGTGACGGGGCGAGGCGCTCTTTCAGCGCTGCCCGTACGCCGGCGATGTCAGAGAACACGAGCGGCTCCTGACTGTGGTCGGATGACCTTCTGGATCTCCTTCGACAGCGGTCGCGGTACGAAGGAGTAGCCGTCAGGGCCAGCCTGGTTGCCGACGATGCGCCCGGCGTTGAACAGGTTCTTGGCCTGCTGCAACTGGGCGAAGACGTACCGAGCGGGGATTCCTGGCACGACTTCGCCCAGCGCGGCCACGACGAGCGAGATCGTGGCCGCGGGGTATCCGAGGACGGTGAGCAGGCGGGTCACCTGCTCGGCGGGCGTCTCGGCCGGGGCATACGCCAGAACGTCGCCGCGAGCGACCTCGAGGAGCATCTCGCAGAGCTCCTCGTCGATGGAGGCCGCGTCGGACCAGGCATCCTCGAGACGATCCCGAGAAGCCTCGTCCGACGCGGTGTACCACTCCATGGTCAGGCGGCCTTGGTCCCGATGAGGACGGTCGCCTCGGGGCGGACGACGAACGTCTCCAGGAATCCGACCGTGGCGCGGTCGACACCGAACTTCGCGACGTTCAGTGCGTCGATCTGGATCGGCGTGGTGCCGAGCTCGCGGAACTCGATCGCGTTCTTCGAGCCGGCCATGACCTGCGGGTCGGTCGTCTTGGTGCCGATGAACGCCGACTGCGGAGCCTTCCGGACGACGACCTTGCCATCCACGTTCGCCTCACCCGTGCCCACACCGACTGCGAGTGAGACGAACTCGGGCAGCAGATCCTTCGGCGTGAAGATGAGCTGCTGCCACAGGACCGGGTTGACGACAGCCCAGGCCGGGTCGTCGTCCGCATCCGTGATGGCCTCGATGGCCTGGATGAGCTGGACCACTCCCGGGTAGTACTGCGAGTTGGCCGGGGTGCCAGCGGGAAGGGAGCCGGGGGCGACAAGACGCGAGAGCGCGGCACCCTCGTCACGGGATGCGACGTGGAACATGGTGGCGAGCGCCTCCAGGTCGGTGACCTTGGCATAGGAGTTCGCCACGCCCTTCCAGAACGACTCCAGCACCTCAGCACCGCCAGAGAGGTACGACCACTCCGCGGCGACGTCGGCCGCATAGCCGAAACGATCGCGCGTGCTGCTGCGCTTCGACGTGGTGGCGGAACCAGTCGGCAGCTCAGTCTTCTCGCCGTTGGTCTTCTGAACCAGGTTCTCGGTGCCGTCGAGGCGGAAGCCTGCGCGGCCACCGATCTCGATGGGACCGAAGGTGTGGTTGTTGAGCGGGAGGTACTTGCGCACGTACTCCTTGCCCTGCCAGAGCTTTCCCACCCATGCGGGCTGAATGACGCCCTCGGCGGGGAGTGCGCCGGCGCCGGTCGTCTTGATGTCAGCGAGTTCGAACAGTGCGGTCTCGTTGTCCTCGACCTGGACGCCGGCCTTCACGGCGGCCATGGTCGAGAAGACGGCGTGGAGATCCACCTCCTGGACAGCGGGTTCGACGACGGGCGTCACGAGCGGAGCGGGGGTCTGGCCCGCGGCAGATGCAGTCATGGTCTCTTCCTTCTTCGGGGTGTCCTCATCCACGGGCGCGGAGTCGGTGATCTTGGTGACGGTGGTCTCACGCTTCGACGTCTCCACGCGACGCCAGCGCACGCCCTCGTCGTCGGTGAACTCGGTCGTGTACTCCGAGCTCGTCGACGACTCCGGGGCGCTGTACTCGTCGGACGAGGGCACCTCCTCGGCGAACTCGGCCGAGACACCGGGAGCGAGGGAGAAGAGGGCGGCGGACTCGAATGCACCCTCGGTGCAGACCGCGGCTCCGGTGAGGCGGGAGCGGACTGCCTTGGCGCCGGCGCGCATGAGTGATCCCAGCTCGGCGGACAGCTTCCGCTTCGTCGGGTTCGCCAGGTAGGCGTCACCCTCGTCGGTGTTGAAGATCGAGAACTCCGCGACCACACCCGCGTCCGTGACCTCGAGCGACGTCGCGCGGCCGATGGGGTTGAAGCGGTCGTGCTCGTCGTTGAGGGTGACGGCGCTGGGGTCGCGGGGGAGTGTGACCGATGCGGCGGAGAACATCACCGGCTCGGTCTTGGAGAGACTGGGCCGGCTGAGTTCTCCGAAGGGGAGCAGTAGCCCCTTGACGGTGCGTGTGTCGGCGACGCGGGAGAAGAGTCCCGCTTCCTGAGTGGTCATTCGGTTACCTCCGTGGAGGTGGCGTTGTCGCCCGCCTCCGGGTCGATGGACAGCGGGGCGGGTACTGCGAAGGCGGAGGCGTCGGCGCGGACCTCTGCACCTTCACCCACGACGACATCAGCGGACAGCGCGGCGGCGATCGCGGTCGCGTACTCGGAGGAGCCGAACGTCCACAGCTCGGACGCCTCGCCGTTCACGTTCTGGTACTGGACGTTGCCGGCGCCGCCGCCTTCCTTCGTGGCGCCCACGAAGTTGAGAGGAACGCCGGTATGCATGGCCAGATCGATGCGCACGGAGTTCTTGGCCTCTTCGAAGAGGTCAAGGGTGCCGGTGGTCCCGCGCTCCTTCACCTCGATGTATGACGGCGTGACGGAGATGGAGGACTTATTGCGGCCCTCCTTGTAGTTCGCGATGAGGGTCTGCTGCTCTTCGCGCTCCATGTTGTCGTACGCGGTGTCGGTGACGTGCAGCTCGGTAGCGGCAGGCGGGCTGTCCAGGCGCGCTTGGCGTGCGATCTCGATCTTGCGGGCCTGCCGAATGGAGTCGATGCCGTCGACCATGACACCAGAGCTACCGAGGGGGACGACGACCGGCCGCATCCGGAACTCCGCGGGTACCTGCTCGTCGATCACGATTCCCTGAGTCTTCTGATCAACGGACCAGAGGTGGCGGGGCACAGTGATCCAGTCGTAGACCAGACCCTCCGTGTCGAGGCGGCACCCGAGGACACCGAAGCCCTCGAAGTACAGCTCTTCGACGAGCTTCTTCACGGCGAGCCATCGGCTCATCCCGGGATAGTCACACGAGCTGACCCAGTACGGCTGATACTCGGCGCGAGCCACAGGGGTGCCTGCGGTGTACTTCTCGAACCGCAGCTTCGTCACGAGTGCCTGGTGTGCTGCGAGTGCGCGACGAACCTCCGGGACTCGTCGGGCAACCGTTCGGTCCACCATCTCGCCGGGGAGCTGACCGAAGTAGTCGGACACGATGGCCTGAGCCAGGTGATCACCCGAGTAGGGAGACGCGAGCATCGGGGCTGCGGACTGAGTCAGTCGCACGCCACCAGTGAGAAACGAGAAGACACCCAAGGCTGATCCGATCTAGGAACCTGGGTCCATCTTATCATTCTGATCAGACAAAGCCGCTTTAGCTGGGCGAAATGATCAGTCAAAGACGATGGCGTTTGCCAGATCGCCGCGCTCGCGTTCGTCGGAGAGCTTGTACGCGGCGAGCGCGATCGCTTCCAGGCCGGAGATATCGAGTTCCTCCTGACCCTTTGGCCGGCCGAGGGACCATCCGGAGCCGTAGTTCCACCCGCGCTTCACCGCGACCTCTGCGGCAGACGTGAGCTCGGGCTGGTCGTAGTGGCGGAGCTTGCCTTCGTTGAGCAGCTTCGTCAGGTTGATCGCGGCTCGAGCGATGTCAGCGGACAGCACTGGTCGTTCGGCAGGGGCGCGGCGGGACTCACGAAGCTGACGCACCTCGACCTCCGTGGCGGCGCTCTTGGAGTCGTAGACGATGTCCCGCTTGTGCTTCTTCCCGAGCTCCAGGAGCCTCTGGGCGAATCCGTTGGTGCCGGTCTGCCAGTGCAGGAGTCCGACGTGAACAGTCTCATTCGGCCCATACCAGGCGGCGCCGACAGAGCCATACGTTCCGTCCGGGTGCACGAACGGCACCATGCAGAACCGAGGCGGGGGAGTGGTCCCCGCTTCGGCGAGAGGGAGCGCCGCTGCCTGCCATTTCGGCTGCGACAGCAGCGCCGTGTTCGAGCCCTCCAACGCGAAGACGGACAGGATCTCGGCGGGGAACTTCTTCCGCATCGCCGGGGTGTCGAAGTCCTCCTTGATGACCTCAAGCGGCGTCGTCCAACCGATGCCCGGATGCACCCGCAAGACATGCTCGCGCACACGCGCCTTCGGGTGCTCCTCGGACGGCTCCCAGTCCTCGAGCTCGTCGGGATCGACATCATCAGGGAGGCCGTGGCTCAGGACCGCCGCTGTCGCGTCCGTGAGCGCATCCCACAGGAGCTGCCCCGAACGGAAGGCGCCCGCGGTCCCAGACAACACGAACTGAGCCTGATGGCGCGTGTGGAGCGTCGGGCGGATCGCGGCGGTCAGGTCTTCGCCAAGCTCAAGCTCAGCCTCACCCGCCTCGTCCACCCACGCAACATCGAACGCGTTCGACCGGAAGCCATCACCCGAAGGGGCGTACACGTCGAAGCTGGACCCGTTGCGGAACAGCAGCCCCTCCGATCCCTTCGACAGGCTGATCTTCACGAACTCCTCGCGCGCCTTCACGTCCGGGTAGAGCCGCTGCAGGGGAGCGGCCACGTCCTTCTTGAACCGCTCGCCCGCCTTCGCTCCTGTCGTCGCCAGCGTCCAGCCCACGAGATAGTCGTCGCGGAGTGCACACCGACCGATCAGCGTCGCTTGAACCGCCGTGGTCTTCGTCGTGCGGCGGGGCTCCAAGATGCCGTTGACTTTGAGGCCGGCTGCGAGCGTGTCCGTGATCGCGAGCTGAATCGGTGTCGGCCCCACGATCTCACCGGCGAAGTTCCGTCGCTGATCGAGTCGAAGCAGACGAGCACCCTCCAGGAACTCTCGGCGGGAGTCCTCAGTGGTGACGAAGCCCGTCGAGTGCAGCGGCTCCGGAATGAGCGAGCGCCGCTCGAGCCACGTCGCCTCATTCTGCAAGTCAGTGAGCGTCGGATGGATCATGGTCGTTACCTATTCGAAATCTCGGGGGGAGGGGCACGTGGTGAGCCGTAGGCGGGGGTTGCTCTGATCTGCTCTAAAAAAGGCTCACAGCGCGATGACGACGGGTTCGCCGTGCTGGTCGTAGTACCAGTACAGCCAGGCCTCGCCGTCACGGTTCGAGTGCATCCACCTGACAGCGAGGCGGTGAGGATTCGTGCACGCGTACTGTCCGCCTGCGTAGGGCACCGTCTCGTTGCATGTCATGGTCACTCCTCTCATGCCCAGGGGATGGGCTTGAACGTGGTCTTGGTGCTGCGCTTGGCGTTGGTGATGGCGGCGCCCATGCGTCCACCGTGTGCACGGTTGCCGACGCACTGGCCTACCTTGGTGCGGTGCTCGGGTGCAGCGTTGTCGATACCTTCGCCGCCGTTGGGGTCGAGGTGTCCGACATCGAACACGACCTTGCCTTCCGCGTTGATGGGCAGTGGGCCGCCGCATCGCCAGCACGCGACCTGCTCACCGCGTGCATGAGCTGCACGTACCTGTGCCCGGATCGTGCGGGTGGTGCGGGACCACTCGGGGCTGGTGTGCTTCGTGCTCATCCGCTCACCGCTGCGGTCACGAGCGCGGGGCTGCACCCTCGTTCGCAGTAGACGTCGGTGATCAGCGTGTGCCCGCATAGGCCGACCGGCCGCGTGGGCCTCTCTGCGGCTAGGCGTCGCATCCGGAAGACGTCGGCACCCTTCCGGATGTGGACGGGCATGAGGTATCCCTCGGAGGTGCGGAAGTGCTCGTTCACTGCGTTCACGGCGTCTTCGTAGTCGATGTCGTCGAGGAGCGGCTCCCAGCCCTGGATGGTGAGTTCGTCGACCTGCTGGTTACTGACGACCTGGATGCGTGCGAGGAGCACGGTGAGCTCTGCGGTGTTCATGCGGTGATCCCCTTCGGGTTGAGTGTGGTGACGTTTCCGAACGTCTGGCGGCGCTGTGCGACGTTCAGGCCGGCTTGCAGGGTCGCCTGCGCCCTTTCGGTCGGGGTGGGCTTGCCGGAGCGCTCACGGCTGTCCTCGAGCTCGTCGTTCCACGAGTCGGCGTTGAGCCAGCTAGCGGGATGCGGGATGTACTTCATCTCGGGCCGACCGGGATTGTCTCGGTAGGCGAGAGCTGCGTCGATGATCTGCTCGGGTGCGGCTCGCTTGATCGCTTTGAGCCATGCGCGGAAGGCGTACGGCTTCTTGACCTTGCGTGGCCATGCGGACCAGAACCGACCGAAGTCGGCCTCGTAGGTATCTATGACCTCTGGCTGATCATGTATGACTAGTTCTTTAGAACTTGCCTTGACACTGTGTCCCCTGAGATCGGATGGCATGTCCCCTGAGATCGGATCGGGTGTCACCTGATCCTCTGTCAGGTGATCCTGTGTCCCCTGACACTGTGTCCCCTGAGATTCGTCCCACGAGGTGTTGATCGTCATCATGTCGGTGTCGCGGTAGCCGTCCTTGCGGCGACGTTCTTCGCGAAGGATGATGCCCTTGGCCTCGAGCGACTTGAACGCGCGGGAGACCGTACGGACATCTCGTCCCGTCATCGATGCGATCACCGAGCGGCCCACGAACGTCGAGCGCGAGTTGTCGTCCGCACGGTGCGCGAGCGCCTGCAGGACTTCCTTCTCGGCGCCCACCAGTGACAGTCCGTAGGCCCACTCGGTGGTCTTGAATCCCACTACTTCTTCTCCTCGCGGAATCGGATGTGCCGTTCGCCGGAGTCGTCGGTCAGGACGGCGACGAGGGTGGCGAGCTTGTTGAAGGTGGCACGGTCCATCCAGAGGCGTGCAGGCTGGCCGTCTTCGTGGTAGTTGATGACGGCCGCGCGCTCCTGTCCGGTGACGTTGCGCGACGCGGCGTTCGCTGTCGGATCCTTCATCGATCCACCCCCTCGACGACGAGGGCATCGATCTTGGCGCTCACCTCGTCGGCTGCGGCCTGGGTGGCGTCGAGCTTTCGGTGCAATGCCTCGAGGCGCTTGAGGTGTGCGCGGATCTCGCGCTTCCGCTGTGCCTGCGCGAGCGGCACCCATTCAGGGGTGCACTCGAGGACGATGACATTCCCGCCCCAGTGGTTAATGAGGGCTGCGCGCTCCATGGCGGCGGAGCGGGAACGGTAGATCCGCTTGGTCGAGGGCCAGAAGAACGGCTTGTACTCGCCCCACTTCTCGTCGCAGAACTCGGCCCAGCCCTCGGGGTCGGCGCGCTGTACGTCTTCGAGCTCGCTTTCAAGGTCGTACGGCTCATCGTTCGTGTCGTCGTAAATCCATGCGACGGTGTACAGGCGGTTGGTGGTCATGCTGCACGCTCCTTGGCGTTGGTGGCTTCCCAGTAGGCCTGGTGGCGGTCCTCGATCGTGTTGGCGTCGAGTCCACACAGCCAGAGGAAGGCGGAGATGATGTCGCCCTCGTGTACGACTTCGTTCATCGGTGAGGTGAGGGTGACGCGGGTGTCGTGGATCGACGCGCGCATGTGCTCACGGCGGGCGAGGTTGCGTATGCGGGATGCCGCTCGGGCGACCTGGTCTCCGCTTGCCGGCCGAGTCTTCGCGGCACTGATGATGATCGCGGATTCATCGTCGGCGAGAACGCAGACGTAGGTACCTCTGTGAATCCACAGGTAGTACGGATTCGCGTACGGTCCCCACCTCTGGTCAGGTTCTTGCCCGACGTAGATCGGCGTGTACCGCACGTCTCGCTTCCATTCGTTGCGGCCGGAGGTGTCGCTGAGCACCTCGCGCATGTCGACGAGGTGCTTACAGGCGAGCTTCGGACCTCCTGCGGGCTGGGAGACTATGTGGGCATCGATCCCATCGGCTCGCCATCCGTCGCGCTCTTCGACGAGGAGTCGGCGCCGTTCGAGCTCGAGGTTCTCCTGTTCCTGAGTGATCGCTTCGAAACGCTCGCGGATGTTTGCGAGAGCTGACGTGGGCGATAGTGTGGTGTTCATCAAGTGGTTCCTTCGGGAATCGGAGACCTCGACGCCCTGGCCGGCATCGGGGTCTTTTTCTTTGCGGGTGGTCATCTCAGGACGCCTCGATCCAGGCGAGGACGTCTTCGCGCCGGTAGCGGACGGCTGAGCCTCCGCCGAGCCGGACGCTCTTCGGTCCTTTGCCTTCTCCCGCCCAGCGGGCAAGCGTCGGCACGGACGTCTGCGTGAACTCGGCGACCTGTCGGCGGGTGGCGAGCTCGGGCAGTTCTCCGAACGCTGTGCGATCCATCTCTCACTCCTTTGTCACGAAAGCTTCTTGCGCCTAAACGATATCAGAACATTGTGACGAGTGGGAACAACTATCAGTTCCTTTCGTTACACTCGGGTCTGTGCAACCGCTGAATATGGATGAGAAGTTCGCCGCCGCCTTCAAGCTGGCTCGGCAGGCGTCAGGCTTGTCGCAGGCTGACGTGGCCAAGCGCATGGCTGACTTTGGCTTCGAGATGAGCCAGCCCGTCATCGGGAAGATTGAGCGCGGCGATCGCAAGGTTTCGATCGGGGAGGGCGAGGCGCTCAGTAGCATTCTTGGAGTGTCGACGAGGACGCTACTCGAAGGTCCGACGACCTGGCGTCTGGAGCGCGGGACCGCGTTCGTTCTCGAGCGGGCAGCGATCCTCATGGAGGACATCGAGCGATTCGAGTCCGCTCAGCAAGCTCTCGCTCAGTCTCTCGGCGATGCCTACCTTGCGCACGCAAGTCACCCTCTATCGCGCTTCGCGCGCAGTGAGGCCGAGCGGGTTCTTGGGATCACACCGGCCGACCTTCTCGACCAGCATGAGAAGGATGCGCAGACCCGAATGGCGGCTCACCGATTTCGCGACTCTTTGACCGATGCGGAATCCGATGAGGAGATTCCGGAGCAGGATCGCCTGCATCCCGACTCCCCGCTCTCCCGCTTGCTGGACGAGCGTGGAGACAAGATGGTCTCGACGATGGATGCCAAGGGTTTCTTTGAGGCTTACGAGGCGATGCGGGTCAACGAGCGGCTAGAGGGAGAACGGGATGTCACGGCCCCGGACTCCGCTGAGTAGCTTTGGGACGATTTCGACTGTTGAGGTCGGCGCCGGAAAGTGGCGTGCCCGGACTCGGTACCGATTCGACGATGGGAAGTTGCGTCAGGTGGAGCGGTTCGCGCCGTCGAAGGCGAAGGCTGAGGAGGCGCTGAAGAAGGCGCTGACGACCATCCAGGCGAGTACGACATCAGAGGTGAAGCGTGAGACGCGGATCCGCGACCTTGGTGAGCGGTTCCTGGTGTCGAAGGCTGATCGGGCGCCGCGCACGGTTGAGACCTACGCGCACAGCGTGCGGAAGGTGATCGTCCCGCGCATCGGTGATCTCGCGGTGACCGAAGCCACCGCTGATCGGCTGCAGCGCACTCTCGACGCGATCGCCGCCGAGAATGGCCCTGGCGAGGCGAAGAAGGCGCGCGCTGTCCTGTCGGGAATGATGGGGCTCGCGGCCCGATCTGACGCGGTGAAGGTCAATCCGGTGCGCGAGCTCGCGCCGATCCAGGCCAAAGCGGTCGGTGCTATCGCGGTTCCCCTCGATGAGCTGCCGGATCTACTCGAGCGTGTCATGTCCGATGACCTGGCGGCGGCGACAGGCCTCGCTGACTTGATCGCCTTCATTGCCGGTACTGGCGTCCGCATCACCGAAGCGATTGGTATGAATGTCGCCGATGTCTCAGGCTCGGTGGCGACGGTGCGCAAGTCCAAGACGAAGGCCGGCGAAAGGCGAATCACGATCCCGTCGACGCTGGCCGAGATGCTCGAGCGAACCTCCGGGTCTCGAGACCCGGAGGTTCCGCTCTTCCCGACGCCCCTCGGGAAGCGTCGCGATCGTCGCAACACTTCGGGCGAGTGGCAAGCGGCACGCGAGCGATTGGGGCTGCCTGACTACACCTTCCATTCGTTCAGGAAGACCGTGGCGACGGCGCTCGATCAGGCGGGTCTCTCGGCACGCGACATTGCCGAGTACCTTGGTCACACGAACCCCTCGCTGACGATGAACACTTACATGAGCAAGACCGTTGGCGGTCGCCGAGCGGCGGACGCTCTAGACTCAGTGATGCACATTCGAACTCATTGA